TCTCTTACCAACCAGACCCGTCGTTCGCAGCAGGAGACGGCTGCAGCGACGCGTATCGCAGCCACTGTTATGCAGACGGCAGCGAAGACGCAGACCCAGGGTACGCCGCGACCTGTCCCTAATATGCGGCCGATGACCCCCCAATAGGAGATTGACTATGTCTGAGGACAAGAAGGAGATGACTTTTGATCGGATGCCGGGTTCCGACCCTGTCGAGGACTCGGCTCCATCAAAGTTTGACCTAAACTTTGGCTTGGGAGAGGAGCCTAAGGTCGAGCCGCAGGCGGCTGTTGCTGAACCGGCCGCTGAACCGGCCATTGAAGAGCCAGAAGCCCCCGCAACCCCCGAGGTAAAAGCCGAGGCTGAACCGGCCACCGAGCTGGTTGCCCAGGAAGTTGCCGCGCCGGAACCCAAAATCGCACCGGAACCGGAGGCTAAGAAGCCAATGGTGCCGAAGTCGCGCCTTGACGAGGTGTTGGCCAAGCAGAAGGCTCTCCAAAAGCAGCTCGACGATCTGATGGCAGCAAAAACCGCTGCTGAGACGGCCCCAGATAGCTTTGATTTCGCTGCCAAAGAGGTCGAGTATCAGAACATGGTGCTCGATGGGCAGCACGAGAAGGCTGCAGCCCTCCGTCAGGAGATCCGCCGCGCCGAACGTGCCCAGCTTGAGTTCGAACTGACCCAGAAAATGGAGCAGAAGGTCACTCAGAGCCAGCAGATGTCGGCTTTGCAGCAGGCTGCGGCTGAGTTGGAGACGAATTTCCCAGTTTTTGACCGCAACAGCCCCGAGTTCAACGAGAAATACACGCAGGAAGTGATCGATCTGCGAGACGCATTCATCGTTAAGGGCGAAAACCCCGTCGCTGCGCTGTCAAAAGCGGCTAAGTTTGTCCTTCGTGAGTACGATCTGGTTGATATGAGCACTCAGGCAGCGCCTTCTTTGGCGGCTCCTACCGCTACGAAGGCCGCTCCGGTCGACGAAGTGGCTAAAAAGCGCGCTGATATCGCCCGCAAGATGAAGGCCGCCGAGTCTCAACCGCCTGATATGCCGGGTGAAAGCTCTGCCGCACGCGGCGAGAAAGCGTTCGACGTTATGCAGCTGACGGAAGAGGAATTTAACGCCCTTCCGGCCGCTACCCTCAAGCGATTAAGAGGCGATGTTATTTAATGGCTACCCGCGACTCACGTTTAGCCCGAGCCGGTGTCTCTGGCTACAACAAACCTAAGCGTACACCGAGCCACCCAACCAAAAGCCACGTAGTTGTGGCTAAATCGGGCGACCAAGTGAAGACGATTCGCTTTGGTCAGCAGGGCGTAAGCGGCTCCCCCCGTAAAAAGGGGGAGTCTGAGTCCTATCGCAACCGCCGCGAGTCCTTTAAGGCGCGCCACGCTAAGAATATTGCCAAAGGCAAGATGTCTGCAGCGTACTGGGCCGATAAGGTGAAGTGGTAATGGCTAAGGCCAAGTCAAAGGTCAATGCCGCTGGCAACTACACCAAGCCCACTATGCGTAAACAGATTTTTGAGCGCATAAAAGCTGGTAGTAAGGGCGGTAAACCGGGCCAATGGAGCGCCCGCAAAGCTCAGATGCTTGCGGTCGAGTACAAAAAGTCAGGAGGAGGCTACAAATAATGGCTAAGAACTGGATCAAGGACGCGATCAAGAAGCCCGGTGCCCTGCGTAAGAGTATGGGCGTCAAAAAGGGTGAAAAGATCCCTGCCAAAGAACTGCGTGCGGCGGCTAAAAAGTCAGGTAAGACCGGCCAGCGTGCCCGGTTGGCTATGACCCTTCGTAAGATGAAGAAGGATTAGTCCATGGGGTTAGCCAAGTCACAGAAGTCCCTCAAGAAGTGGACTCGGGAAGAGTGGGGCACACGTTCTGGGAAGAACAGCACCCAAGGCCCGAAGGCGACTGGCGAACGGTACCTGCCGAAAAAAGCTCGGCAGGCGCTGTCCCCGCAAGAGTATGCTGCTACCACCCGTAACAAGCGTCGTTCGCTTGCTAAGGGGGAGCAGTTTTCGAAGCAACCCAAGCGTATTGCCAAGAAGACGGCGCGATACCGTTAACCACAGGAGACGATCGTATGAAGATGAAGAAAAAGGGCGGAAAAGGCCCGATGCACCGCATGCCGGATGGCACCATGATGCCGGGTAAGACCCACGGCGCTAAAAAGCCTGCTAAAAAGTCGGCCAAGAAGAAATATTCTTATTAAATAGTTGCGAACTTTCTACTCTGTTGTTAATCTACAACTGAACTCGTCCGTTGGAACGATATCCAGCCGTGTCGCACACGTAAAAAACGTGCTGATTTCGCCGCGCACAGGCGTAAAACGTGCCGAGGTCGCGCCTCGTTAATACGCGCTAAGTCGTGACCCCACGATACGGGGGAACGGTTTAGCCGCACCAACAAGTCGGCTATAGGCTGGTAATGCATGTGCATTACTGGGTTTTGTAACGCAATATGAAGGAGAAGCCAAATGGCTCTTACTAACTTTGCGGCGCTGACTAGTGATCAACTCACGGCGTGGAGCCGTGACTTCTGGCGCGTCGCTCGCAATATGTCGTTTGTGAACCAGTTCGCTGGTTCGGGTTCCAATGCAATGATCCAGCGCGTGACCGAGCTGACGAAGTCAGACAAGGGCACGAAGGCTGTCATCACGTTGCTCGCCGATATGACTGGCGACGGCGTGACGGGCGACAGCACGCTCGAGGGTAACGAAGAGGCGCTCCGCGCTTACGACATCACCATCGAGCTCGATCAGCTGCGCTTTGCGAACCGTATCGCCGGTCGCCTCGCTGACCAGAAGTCGGTCGTGAACTTCCGTGAGACCAGCCGTGACGCCCTCGCCTACGCGATGGCCGATCGTATGGACCAGCTCGCGTTCTTGACGCTCGCCGGTGTTGCTTACACGCACAAGACGAGCGGTGGTCTCCGCAGCGTTTTGGCCTCGGGCCAGAACCTGTCGAACCTCGAGTTCGCCTCGGACGTGTCGGCCCCGACCGCTGCTCGTCATCGTCGAGTTTCTGGTGACACCATTGTCGCCGGTGACACGACTGCTATCACTTCGTCAGACAAGCTGAAGTATCGGCACATTGTCGACCTCAAGGCTTACGCGAAGGACAACTACATCCGTGGTGTCCGTGGCGCTGGCAACGACGAGGTGTTCCACCTCTTCGTGACGCCGCAGCAGATGGCCGCCCTCAAGCTCGATTCGGACTTCCTTGCCAACGTGCGTAACGCTGGCATCCGTGGTCCGAGCAACCAGCTCTTCGCTGGCTCGAGCTCGTTGATGGTCGACGGCGTGATGGTGCACGAGTTCCGCCATGTGTTTAACACCGCTGGCGCGACCACGGGTACCTCGGCTAACGCCGGTGCCGCTGGCTACAAGTGGGGTGCTAACGCCAACGTTGTTGGCGGTCGTGCTCTGTTCTGTGGCGCTCAGGCGCTCGCGATGGCTGACATTGGCCTGCCGGAAATCGTCGAAGACACCTTCGATTACCAGAACCAGTCTGGTATCTCGATCGGTAAGATCTTCGGTCTCCGCAAGCCGAAGTACAACAGCGATTACAACGGGTCCGTTCAGGACTTCGGCGTAATCTGCCTCGACACGGCCGTCTAAGTCGTGAGGGGACCCTCTCTTCGGAGGGGGTCCCCTACTCTTTCAAACCAGGAGGTCCCGTGAAGGTCATTGCAGACCAAGAGATTCGGGTAGCCACCCTTAGCGGTGCGTGCGTGCTGTTCTTTCCGGGAGTTGAGCGCGAGGTCTCAGATGAGATCGGACTGCTTGCCCTCCAGATGGGAGCAAGACAGGCGGATGTGCTGAAGCTGCCCGACCCGATTGTGGCTAAGCCATCATCGATTAAGGTAACTACGGAACCTGCGTCCAAGACCGTAGAGGTCGAGGCGTTTGAAGAGTTTAAGACTCTTGATGATGTTATTAACGGGATGGAAAAACTGGTACAGTTTGCCGACCCAGAAGATTTTAAGGCTGATGGGACGCCCAAAGCGTCGGCGGTTAACCGTGTTGTCGGGCGTACTGTTAGCACCGAGGACCGGGAAGCGGCTTGGGAGGCGTTCCTACACTCGTGAGGTAGACTATGTCTGTCACCGTACAAAGCGTTATTGACCGGGTTCAAAAGACCCTCCAGGACACTACCGGTGTCCGTTGGCCTGTAGTGGATGAGCTCGTACTCTGGGTCAATGACGCCCAGCGAGAGATCGCCCTCCTCAAGCCAGATGCTTCTGCTAAGAACGTAACCGTCACTCTTGCTGCCGGAACTAAGCAGGAGATCCCTAATGACGGGAACCGTTTGCTCCGCGTGGTTCGTAACATGTCGGCTGCTTCCAACGGTGTTGGTAAGCGTGCTGTTCGCATCGTGTCTCGCGAAGTTCTTGACGCTCAGACTCCAGACTGGCACGACCCGATCGTTACTGGCGACGCGGCCCATACGACGGTCGTAAAGCATTACATTTATGACGAGCAGAACCCGCGTAACTTTTACGTGTATCCTGGCGTAGCATCGGCTGCTAGCTCATTTGTCGAGATCATCTACTCGGCGAATCCCGTGACGGTGGCGCAGAACGGTAACTTGGATATCCCCGATATCTTCGCCAATGCAGTTATGAACTACGTCCTCTACATGGCTTACATGAAGGACGCGGATTATGCTGGCAACCAGCAACGAGCGTCTTCTCACTTCCAGCTATTCATGACGTCAATTACTGGTAAGGCGCAGCTAGATGCTTTGACCTCGCCAAACTTTGACTCCAGTCGTCTTGCGATGGCAGCTCCGGCAGTAGCGGGGTGATAAAAAATGGCAACTCTTTACGAGTCGCTGTTACCTGAGATCATCCCGATGGTGCCCGGCTGCCCGGACACGCTGATCGAAAACAACATTCGAGCAGCAGTCATCGAGTTGTGCGAAAAAGCAGCAGTACTTCAGGCTGAGCTTGATCCGATCACTACCGTTGCCGGTGTGTATGAATATGATCTTGAGCCTCCGTCAGGCACGGTTGTCCATAAGATCATGTGGGTTGTACACGACGGTAAAGACATCGAGCCTATTAGCACTAGTCTACTAGAGCAGCGTAAGCAGAACTGGCGAGACGCCGACAATCGCGGCACGCCGGAGTACTACGTAAAGACCAGCCAGTCTTTGTTCTGGATGGTGCCTGTGCCGAACGTTACGAAAGCCTCCAGCACCATTGTTCGAGCGCAGTTGAAACCTACGCAGGCTTCCACTGCTGCTGCTGACGAGTTGATGTCTGACTACCGTGACACGATTGTAAACGGTGCTTTGTTTCGTTTGTTGCGTTTACCTAGCAAAGACTGGACTGACTTTGCTGGGGCACAGATATACGCCTCGTTGTTTAACGAAGGCATTACAGAAGCTGATCGTCGCGCTAGGAATGCCGACGTTGGTATTGCTAGGAAGGTAGCGTATGGTGGGATTTATACACCCTTCTCACAACGGCGCAACCGTTATGGCCGAGGTGGCTGAGCCTGTAGTAGGCGACGCTAGAAGGGAGTGGGACTGGATAAGACCTGGTGTTGAAGAGATTTTACGCAATTCTAAGTCTCTTACGTACAGGGCGGAAGATGTTTACGCAGCCTGTGTTAATCAGCAGGCTGTGCTTTGGGTAACTAGTGAAGGCTTCGTCGTTTCGACAACCGAGACTGACACCTTCACAGGTAAAAAGACAATGTTTCTTTGGCTCGCATGGGCCAAGGAAAAGGGGAATAGCTTGGTATCTAAATACCAGTCGTTCTTCGAGAGAGTGGCGCGCGAGGCGGGGTATAGCTACCTGGAGACTAGGTCGCCTTTCCTAGGTTTGATGCCACACTTGGAGTCGCACGGCTGGTCTATTGATACAGTAGTGTATACGAGGGAACTATAGTGGCCAGCAAACCGAAAGCGGCTGATTATAAGGCCAGCGAGGCAGAGAAAGCTTCTGCCTCGGTGTCAATGGCTGAGGCTCAGTACTTTAAAGAGAAGTACGATCCGCTGCTACAGCAGATGCGTGATAAGTCGCTAACCGAGGACATTCAGTCTGGTCTTCGTGGTCGCGCTAATGCGGATGTTATGCAGGCGCTTTCTGCTCCTAGTTATGAGGCTGCTACCAGCTCAACTGCTGCTAGCGACACAGCTCAGGCTCTTACGGGCCAGCTTGGCGCTGCAAACGTAGCGGCGAAACAGGTTCAGAACACCATGCAGTCTGGCGTGCTTGGCACTGCTCGCGGTCAGGTGGCCGACGCGCAAAGCGGAATGGCACAGGCTAGCCGACTTGCTACGTCGAGTGCGCTAGAAAGAGCGCGTGGTAAGCAGGAGGTGGCTCTTGCTAAGCAGTCAGCCGCTGGCCAAGTAGCAGCAACGGCCATTGCAAAAGCCGCCGAAAATAAAGCAAGCGGCGGTACTTGGTTTACCCCGAAAGACCCAAAAACGGGTTTGCCTGTTAGCAGCATTAAAGACCGCCTTGCTTACAGCACTTACGGTACGGCGGCTGGAAATATGCCTGTTGATCGCGGTTCTTTAAGCATTGCGGCCCCGCAGTTTTTCACCCCGCAGTCCATGCCTACGCTTTCTACTCCGGTTTTAAGACAAGACGGTTCGCTTGGCTTTGTTTCAAACACGCCAAGCCTTACTCAGTTCCGACG